TGAGCGAGTGAGGAGACACAATTGAGCTGCGCCGCGGTCAGATTTACGGTGCCGCTGGTTCCGCCGAGCGTAAATCACTACAAGGTCCCCATATGGAAGCGCCGCGGGTTCTATGTGACCGCGGAAGCGAAGGCATTCAAAGCCGCGGTTGGGATATTCCGCCGCGGAGCAGTATTTGGGGCCGCGGATTGCGAAGTCAGAATCAGGGTCTATCTGGGCAAGGGTGGCCGCGGGGATGCGGACAATTTCGGCAAGGTTTGCTTGGATTCCCTGGTAGATTGCGGCGTAATCAAGTCAGATGCCGCGGTCAAACGGATAAACATCGAAAAACACCGCGATTGGTATGCGCCGCGGACGGAATTCACAATAAGCCCAATCTGAGAGCGGTAATCCCCTAGCCTCTAAGCCTTGTCAGGATTCGATTTAAGCGGCCCAGCCAATTTCAGGCCACCTTACCACTACCAAGCAGTCGAATGAGGCTAATTGGGCGATTCTGCATCACTACGCGGCACATTCCAGCGTCTATCCCCACAGTAAGGGCACATCTTGGGCGGATGAGAGGTGGCGGCGATGGGAATGCGGCTAATCCAGCCCTTCTTGCCGCGCTTGCAGGCGGGGTTCTCGCACCAGCACTGATAAACCTGAATGCGCTGCATGGCCATTACTCGCCGCTCATTCTGCCGCCGTTATCCAGCGACCATCTTGCGGAGTTAATCTCGCCCAATAAGCGCAGGCGAACCGAGCGGAGCACTCTCGCCCCTTGGCTGCGATAAGAATCAAATGACCCCTCGAGCTTGCCGACCAATTCCTTGGCCTCTAGCATTGCAGCCAATTCAGCGCGGCGCACGGCTACCTGTTCACGGCTACAGTATTTATCAAAAGTCATCATGGCTGTAACTATAGCGCACTTTTGCTGTAAGTCAAGCATATCCTGACCACTTGACCCAGCCACGTCCGGCAAATTGTTCCACGTAGAACATTTCCAGCCCAGCACCCCACACCCTTAACGGAATCCAGGCCAACCTCACCCTCATCCACCTCCGCGAACTGTTTGCGATGCGCTCCTATCTCATTGAATTAACTTATAGGTACTACTTTTCCCGGTACCTTTTATTGGCCCGCGCCGGGATCACCCCTGCCGGGGCTGAAATCCTGCCGCCAAGGGTTAGATTGAGAGCGCAGCGTTTTTGGAGATTTTACCTTGCTAGTGCAAGTATGTTGTGATAGAAAACAAAGCATGGTAACGACAAGTGAGGCAGGGAAGGTACTTTCGGCTAAGGGAGCAAGATTGGGAGGTCTGGCCCGCGCTGCGAAGCTGAGTCCTGCCCGCCGACGCGAGATTGCGCGAATTGCCGTTACCGCGAGATGGGCGAAACGGAAGAAGGTTTAAAATGTCCGCAAATACATTCAGCATCTTCGACTTACCGGAGGACACCGAAATGACCATTGATTGCGGCGCGGCTGGGCTGTGGTTCGGAAAACTCTCTCGCGGTTCTCCTCTCCGCTCTCTGCTTGAACGTCAACAAACTTGGCAAGATATGCATGAAGCTGCCGCTATTGCGAAAGCGATGAAGCCTTGAGCGCGAAAAAAGTCCACAAAGAAATTGAAAGCTGGATACAGGCCGAAATAAAAGTGGAAGATTTGGGGAAGCTTCTACTCGAAGGGTTGAAGGCGGAGAAAGCTTCAAAGGATGGAGCTATACCCGACTACTCTGTGCGATTGTCCTATATTGATTGGATATGCACCAATGGCCGCTACATCCCAGAAAAGAAAGTTGCTGGCGGAACATTCTCAATGCCTGCTCCGTCCGCCGATTCCCTCAAACAAGTTTTCGGAGAAGAGAGGCCCGCAGATGGCGAGTGAGCCAATTATCCGCGTCACTCCAGAGCAGTGGGATGAGCAATACCGCTCCGGCTCCTGGGATCGGCTGAAAGAATTTACCGCGCATTATGCCATCATTGCCGCGCTAATTCGTAAATATAAATGCCAATCTATTCTCGATCTGGGTTGCGGGCAATGCATATTGAGAGATTTTATTTACAATTTGCGCGCTGAATATTTCGGCATCGACATAGGAATTGATCCTCCATATGGAATCAAGGAAGATGTCGGCACCCTTACACCGATGAGGCAGTATGACTGCATCGTATTCTGCGAATCCCTCTATTACATGCCGGAACCAGTTTTTCTGCTCCAGAGATATTTGGGATTTGCGCGATTTTCCGCAATTTCAATTTCGGTTATGCCGTCTACCGCCGAACTGATTACATGGATAGAGTTGCAGTTCAAAGTGCTCGAAGATTTTCACCTGAGCTATGGAGAGCATGAGCACAGAATATTCATGCTGAAAGGAAAAAATGCCTGAGATTACCACTCTAAACGGAACTCCAGTCGGCACCGGAAAAGTCACGCGGCTCACTCTGGAGTATGACCTTACAACCGGAAAACTTGCGCTCGGCGGAGACATGCACAACCTGGATTTGGTGTTGAATGTTCTCGCGCAGGCCACACGCTATTGTGAAGCGCAATATCACTTCGGGCAGAGTCGGGCCATGTCCGCGCAGGCGGCACAGGATGAAAAAATAACGCGGATGATAAGCCATTGATCGAAAAAAAGACAGCGATAAAATATCGCAAAGCGTATGAATCCGGCAAAATGGCAAAGGCCAAGGGTTTCGAGCGCGCCTCTCCCTTTTATGAGAATTACTGGTTGGATTGGTGGTTCTATGCCGGATGGGACTGCGTTGATATAGATCAGGCATGGGCAGAATTCCGCGAGGAAAATAAACAGGGAATGGCGGCCCTAATATCTGGACGTACAGCATGATAATCACTCATGGCTCCGATCCATCACAGGTAGCGCTCACGTTTGATGATGGGCCAAACATGTGCGATACATCCATGCTCTTGCATATACTCGCAAAGCACAAAGCCAAGGCAACATTTTTCATGCTCGGCAAATGGGTCAAAGAACAGCCCGACATTGCGCGGCAAGTCTATGATGATGGCCATGAGATCGGCAATCACACCATGAATCATGCGGCGGCAGATTCCGTCAGCCGTGAGCAATTGGCGAAAGAGATAAATGAATGCCAATTTGCTATCACTAATGCGACTGGAGGAATGCTTCCAGTGCTAGTGCGCCCCCCGTTCGGAAGATTTCCATGTGTGGTAGATGAAATTGGTTCGGTTCTATGGAATATGAACACTGTCCTGTGGTCACAGTCCTGCGGCGATTGGGTTTCTCCTCCAGTTGAAGAAATTGTAAACAGCATCAACCTGGATACCGAAAAAGGAGAAATAGTACTCATGCACGATGGAGCACCAGACAAGTTGGGCGCGGACAGATCGCACACGGTCGAAGCCGTTGAAATTATCCTGCAAAAATATTCGCACAAGAAATTTGTAACAGTGTCAGAATTGACCCTTGGCTGAACAATTCAATATCTCCGATTGGAAGCGTATGCGCCAAGAGTGCAGAACCGACCTTTGGAGATTATGCAGGGTCTTGGGCCACAAAGATGTTTCCGCGCCTCACATGCGGATCATCAATCACCTGCAAAAGTTTCAAGGCGGCACAGAGCCGCTAAATTATGTGAGCGTTGAAACCGGGTCCGGATATGCTCCGAAGTGCTCCATCTGGGAATTGCAGGGGCCGCGCAAGACTCTCACGCTTGTCACTCGCGGCGGACTCAAAACCACAATCATTACGCAAGATCACAAGATTCAGGCAATCCTCAATTATCCCGACATCCGCCTTTTGATTGGCTCCGCGCAGATGGGACGCGCAAAGGATTTCCTGCGAGGCATCAAGCAGCCATTCATAAAGAATCAATTGTTCCGCTGGCTGTTCCCTGAATACTGCCCAAAAGTTTCCGCATCCGGAAAGTTAGAAGACTTTGGAGACTCAGAACAGTTCATCATTCCATGCCGCCGTAAAGAACTGAAAGAGCCGACCGCCCGCGTTGCGTCCGCTGACTCATCCGTGGCTGGTGGTCACTATGAAATGGTGGACATTGATGACGGCGTAGAAGATCAGAACACGCGCACACCGGGCAGCATTGAACAGACGCGCAAGTTTATTTCATCGCTCTGGCCGCTCGTGGAAACTTCAGAACTTGCACCGGGGCATGGCTGGTTTAACCTCACCGGAACAATCTATAATTTCAGTGATCCACATCACACCATCTATGAATCAGAAGTGAAAAAGCCGCGAGAAGATCAGGAATGGTGTGTTCTGCATATCCCGGCCTGTTCAGATTATGAGACTTGCTCCGCCGCACTAGACAAAGCACGGGAAGCAAAGCGCAGCGGATCGGAGGCGATGTGGCTACAGGCAGAATCGAAGTTTCAATTGCTGGTGAAAAAGCATGTCTGGTGGCCAAAGCGTATCAGCATTGAAGCGCTGCAAAAGATTGAACGTGATCCAGCCCTCGGCCCTGGAGTCCTGTATCCGCAATACCTCTTGAAGCCATTGCAGGATAAAGACGGCCTGATTACATCGAAGTCGGATATCCGCTGGATTCCGCGCAAAGTGCTGGATAACCTCTCTCCGCGTATCAACTGGAATTGCACCATCGACTTGAACGGAATGGAGCCAAAGCAGGGAGGAGACATTGATTATTGCTGCCTGAACCTGCACGGCTGGGGTACAGATGGCCGCTGCTATTTCGATAAGCTGCGCTGGGGCCGCATGACGCCGGATCAGGTGATTGAGGAAATGTTCTCCCTCTGGGCTTATCAGCCGCGTATCATGTTTTTCAAGATCGAGAAAGAGGCCCATGCCCGCGTCCTCCTACCATTTCTCCGCAAAGTGATGGCAAAGCGTGGGATATTCCTGCCTGTAATGGAGCTAAACCGTGACAATATCGCGTCCAAAGTCCACCGAATCAGAGGAACTCAGCCGTACTGGAAGCAATCAGCCTTCGTATTTTGTGATGATATCGACCCCGCAGCTCGTAACCAACTCGAACTGGAGGCTCTATATTTCCCAAAGTATAACCATGACGACATCCTCGACACTATCGCTGATGCCCTCCAATCCAGAGACGGCATAACTTTTGATGTTGAAGGAAGACAGGCAAGTGAGTTAGACTCGCCACCAGACGCGGACGGACAAGTGAAAGAATGGAAAGGCATTCCAACCGCAAATCTGAGCATGGCCGCGCTGAATGGACTGCCAGAAGAAGACCCGGAATATTCGACAATTTTTCAGCCTTGGTAATAAATGGCCACTGAACCAATTACCCCCAATCCGCAAACCCTGAATGCGCCGCCCAATCTAGCGCTTACATCCCAAGAAGAAAAAACCGTTCAGACCGATCCGCAGGAATGGAAAGATGATTTCGCGCTTAAGGTGGCCGTGCGAGATTTTCAGATTGCAGAGGCTTATCGATCAGCAAATCATGATCGGCGTTTCCGCGAAGCTGAAAAACTTCTGACGGGCTGGGTTGAAAAGAAATTCTGGGAAGGAACTAAAGTCCAGCGTTCATCTGTTCCCGTATTCATTGCGCTGCAAGAAATCGAAGTCCTGCAAAGCCGCCTCATTGATTCTATTTTCGGAGAAGATCCTCCGTTCGCTGCTACGCCTCAACCTGGAACCACTCTTGCGCAGGCATTTGCTGTGCGTAATCTGTTGGCTTCTCAGTTGAGAGATCTGGGAAAACCGGGGCAGTTCTTGACGGTGCGCGAAGTATTTCGCCGCGCTAATAAATCAGCTCTCACGTATGGCGCTGGAATCCCTGAAATGGGCTGGTTTTTGCAGGAAGTAAATCGCAATGTATATTACCGTCATGCGGTAGCAGAAACCACCGACGTAATCAATCCTCAGACTGGCGAAACACAGCAATTCCCAACAGGGAAACTGAAAATGGTTTCCAGTATGCGGCAGGATAAGCGCGTCATATCTCGCCCACTTGTGCAGAACATCGACACAAGAGATTTCTATTGGGAGCCTGACTGCCCCAGCCCCAATCCCCAAGAGGCACGTTATACCGTTACGCGGCACATGTTGACTATTGAAGAAATCAAGAGCATAGCCAGCAATCCAGAGTCGGGATTCAAGTTGCCAGATGATAAGGCATTGCAGAATTTGGCAACCAAGAAATTTTACACGCAAGGCGATCAATCAAAGCAGACGGCGGAAGCATATCGCGGCAACACATATACCCCTACGATGAACAAGTCTGTCGATCCTGCTCTTGCCAAGATTGAAGTTCTGCGTTACTGGCGTCCAAATCGACATGTTGAAGTGCTGGGCCGCGAGTGGACTTTCTTCAACGAATGCAATCCCTATGGGATCATTCCTCACCTTAATGTTTTCTATATCGACATGCTGGGCCGTTTCCTTGGATACAGCATTCCTGATTTAGTCGAAGGGGATCACAAGCTGGCCATGTCGATCTTGAATGACCGCATCGATGAATTGAATATCATTCTGCATCCTCCGATCATCCGCAAACGCGGGGCAATGATGGGAACAAGCGGGAAGCGGTTTCACCCCGGAGCAAGCTGGGAAGTACAGGACAATCCAAGAGAAGACATCGTAAGAATGGAGATGGGCGCGGTCAATCCGCAAGCCTTTGCCGAAATCAGTGCAATCGATCAAAGAGTCCAAAAGCTCACAGGAAATACAGACGCCGCCGCTTATGGAGTCGCAACCGCAGGCGGAGACTCCAGCGGACGAACAGCCACAGGAATCCAATCCAAGCAAGTTGCTGCATCTGGAAGAATTGGTTATCAGGTTTCAAACCTTGAAGACCAGGTATTAGAGCCGTTCCTGTACATCCTTCTGGCGCTCAATAAGATTTACCTTGATCCGTCTCAGGTGCAGCAAATCTTGGGGCCAGACGCGCAACTGTTTGAACTAGATCCTCTGGACGTTCTGAATGCGGACGTGCATTTCAAAGTGACAGCATCGCAGCGCATGAAGACAAAACAGAATTTGCAATCAGGCGGGATAAATTTCATTCTTACTTCTTACCTGAACCCAGCATTCCAAGCGCAGGCGAACATGATCGGCATGACAGCCGACCTTAAGAATATAGATCAGCTCGTATCTGATGCATATGACCTGCCAGCAATGACGCTCATGCGCCAAATGACACCGCAGGAACAACAGAGCTTGCAGCAGCAACATCAGGCGGAGATGATGATGAAAATGCAGATGCAGACAGAACGCCTACAATCGAATCAAACCATCAATGCAGAAAAAGACGATACGAAGGTTCTCGCGGCTGCGCTGGCCAAAGTTCTCACGCCGGAGGCCGTACACGCATTATTCCAGTCCGCTTTTGGCATGAAACATCCTACAGAAGTAGCAGAAGCGGCCAAAGCAAAACACAATCCACCGAAAGCGCTAAAGGGATAAATGCTGGAAACCGCGCAATCTGATCTGTCACTGTTTCAGGATATTGTCCAGTTCTCCAAGTCTGGAGCTGGAGATGATCTCCGCAAGCTACTTGATGGTCTCGTCCGCGAATCGCACGATGCATTGACTGATTGCATATCGGGGTCGGCGGAAGTGTATCGCACTTTTACGATTCGTTATCAGCAGAGTTTGTTACTCAAGAAAGCGGTAGATAGTTGGATCGAATCAGCAACAAAGGGACTTGAAGAAATCACAGAAGAAATGAAAGCCGACCTCGAACGCATGGCGGCACAAGGGGGATAATGAGCACACCAGCAATTCCCGCAACACCAGCAATACCATTGACCACAGAGCAGATTGCAGCGGCTAATGCCGCATCGCAGAGCACGCCAACACCGGGTCAGCCGCCAGTAGCAGCCGAACTAGCCGCGCCAGTCATTACAGCGCCAACACCAGAAAATCCCGTTGTCGTTACCGATCTAGGCGGCGGAAGATTCAAAACAGAGCTTCTGACTGGCGAAGTTTTTGAAGGCACAGCGCAGGAGATTCTTGCCAAGCAGGGACAGGCACAAGTCAGCACAAAGCTATGGGCCAAAGATCAGGTCACAAAGGCTGCGCAGCCCGCCACTCCCGCAACGCCAGAAGCGCCGCAATCAGTTTTCGCCAATGCAGAGGAGCAGGCGGCGGCGGAATATGCAGCCGGACTTGTGGCAAAGTCTCTGGGTTATCCAGATGCACAGACCATGCGCCGCGCTCTGGGAATGATTCAGGAAACATCTTCCACGTTCGCCGCGCAGAACATTGAACTCCAGTTCTTGACCGCGCAGCCGGACTTCAATAACACCAAAGAGAACAATGAAAAGCTGCTGGGCAATATCGTCAATGCGGGATTAGGTGAAGCCTTCGACCGCGCCAGTCCCAAACAGCAAGTGAACATGCTCCAAATGGCGCACTCGTTTCTTGTGCAGAACGATAAGTCTTACACGACAAAGCAGGCGGGGAACAATCCCAAGCCGCCTATGCCTATACCGCCCGTTCCCGTTGGTTCTCGTCCGCCGACAACCGGAGGCATTCCAGAAAACCTGAAAGCCGTACCGGGTGATTCTCCGCAAGAAGTCATGCGCAAATGGCAAGAGGCCAAGAAGTTGGGATATGACGTATGATCGATGTGTTTTACTGTTGCTGGCAGCCTCGTGACCGATTGCGTGAAGCTATTGCTGCCCCTTGCCTGATGATGTGGGAATCGTTTTGTCGTCCTAAGATAATTTTACCCATAGCCATGTCAGGTCGGGAGTTTCAGCAGGAGCGTCGTAGAATGGCGGAAGATAAAGCCCAAACAGATTTCTATATCATCGCCGATGATGACTGTATGCCGCTTGGAAAAAACTTCCTTGAACGTTGCGAAGATCTGATGCGCCGATATCCAGAATATGCTCTGCTGGGAACGGAAGATTACTGCGCTCCGTTCGGGCCGACCGAGATTTATGAAACCAAAACAGGCGGAGGCATAAACGTGATCCGCAAAGGAATCATTGAAGTACCTCCGTTCAATGGACAGACGTGGGATTCCTGTGCGCAGGGAGAACAGATACGGGCCAAGGGCTACAAAGTCGGGCGCATGAGAGACGTTCGGCGCAATCACTTTGGAGATGGACTGTCAACGGTTTGGCCGGATGATTACAAAAGCGGAGTGACACAAATCGCATGACACTTGCGGATAATGTCAGAAGAGCTATAAAGCAACTTGCACTAGGAGAAACCATTGGACGGCGCGGTACCCCTGTAATAAGTTTTTGGGATATGCGTCCAAAATGGGAGAAGTGGGGCAGTGCGTGGCAATATATTGGCTCTGATGGCCCGCCATTCAGGGAACAATCAAATCTGGTTTGCCCAGCGCTTATTAAACTAGTGTATTTGCGTACTCACGATGGAAGAGTATGTCAATTAGCCTATGAATTCAAACCTGAGATAAATGGAAATATTGGGTGCCAATCTGTTGAAATGGCGATCAGGGAATTTGAATTCCAAACATCAAAGCATCCAAGGGAAATAGCATGATTAAATATGGACTGCTGACCGCCGATGATGAAATGGCCTCAGAGCATGAAGTCTACGATTTCCTATATGGATTGGTGCGTCTGCTAAAGCCCAAAGTTATCATGGAGACAGGATGCTATAAAGGTGGAGCAACGGAAAGATTGTCAAAAGCGGCATGGATGAACGGAATTGGAGATGTATGGTCGTGCGATACTGATTCTGATATGGTAAAAGAGGCTGAGAGTAAATGCATTCAGCTTCACTGTCATATCCTGCATTGTTCCGGAATAGATTTTATAACCAAGCATCTTAATTCCGTAGACTTTGCCTTCATCGATTCATCTGGTGATCGAGTAGAAGAAGTTGCGGCGCTTCAGCTTGCGCCAGGGGCTGTTGTTGTACTCCACGACTCCAACCGACCGCAGTACCAGACCATCTGGACAATCAGGCCGTGGAAGGCAATATGGCATATTCCCACTATCCAAGGCATTACAGTTTTTCAGGCACCATGAAAAGTTCTTGACAACGCAACACCTTTAAGCGTTAATAGCATCTAAGCGGCGTTCCCGCGAGCAAACGCATAACCAGTAAGTCCAAGTTGGATTGGGCGTTCCCCACGTCGACTTGCAGGCAATCCAGAAGCGTTCCTTCTGAGATGGCGAATGCAACACTGATTCCCATTTACAGGAGACGCTTGTGTCTATTTCACCAGCAGCAAATACCACACAAACAGGGTCATTAACCCATTTTCCTGCGGCATACTATGATTCTCTGTCGCTGGATCGGCTTGAACAGATGTTCCGGTTCGCCAATGTTTGCGAGACGGATCACAACATCCCGCAAGGCCAAGGAAAAACAATCCAGATGTACCGCTTCACCCTGCCTGGAGCGAATACCGTTCCTTCGGCTGAAGGCGTTGTAGGTACTCCGTTTACGCAGACCAGCACCACGGTTTCCGCAACCGTTGAGCAGTATTCGGACTTCACCAGTTCATCTCAGATGTTGATGCTGACCGATATCAGCCCAACCACGCAGCGCATGGTGGAAGATATGTCTTACCGTGCATCAAAGACGGTGGACACGCTGGCCCGCATCGAGTTTGATAGCAATTCCAGCCCTTCAGGTGCTTCCATCGGTGCAACCTTCTCAGCCGCCGATGCCCGCGCATCCAAATACAACCTGACTGGCCGTGACGTTCGCTCCCGTGAAGGGTCGGACATGATTGGGATCATTCACCCGTTCATCTCCTATGACCTGACTTCGGACAACACTGCAGGCGGATTCATTGACGTGCTGAAGTACACGAACAACACCCAGCTCATCAATGGCGAAGTCGGCAAGATTGCAGGCGTACGCTTCCTCGAAACCACAAACGTGAACAGCACTGGAACGGCTCCTAGCGTCCTGTATTCGACCTACATTGTCGGCAAGGGCGCAGTCGGCATGATTAACATCTCTGGCAAAGGCCCAGATAAGGTTGTTGATCCGCGCAATGAACGCTTCAACCTGAACATCGTACCGGGAGGCCCGTCGCCAGCAGATCCGGAAGGAAACATCGGGCAGTACGTTTCCTATTGGTTCGCCACCGCCTTCAAGACCCTTGATTCGACAACTTACCGTTATCGGATCGTAACCGCGGACAGCAGCCTCGTTTAACAGAAGGAGACAAAAACATGGCAAGTGGAATTGCATTTTTCAAAGCCAAGAAGGCGGCAAGCCTCACCAATCCGACATCGGCAACCGTGTTTGTGCAAAGCGATGTGGCCACTAAGTCGGCATTCGTTCACATCAAGCCAGACATTGCCGCGCCTACCAATCTCCGTTTCTTTGTTTCCGCAAAGGGCAGAGCAACCACCGGAACGACTTCAAACTTTCTGGCTACCATCCAATTCAATAAGGACATCACGCCAGCATCGGCATCGACATCCATTACGGCGGCAAACAACACGGACTTTCTCGCTCTTTCGAACCGTTCCTATGCCACCATTACGCGGCCTTGGTACATTGATCTTGAAGTGGTTTGGGATTCAACTTCCAAGCGGCTAAGCGGGCAGGCGAACGGATTCAATGCAGAAACAATCGAGACGGCCAATGCTGCGATTACGGCCTTGACCTCCATTGATCTTTCCACCGGAACTTGCGGGTTTGTTGTTTCCTGCGTTTTCGGATCAACCAACGCATCGAACGTGGCTACGCTCGATGACTTCTACATCGAGGCTATGTAAAATGTCTTCAGGAACAAATCAGAAACCAATCCTGCAAACAATCGTCGCCTCCGCAGCAGTAACAGGTACCGGGAATAGCGCCGCATTTTCTCTGAAGTTGGCCGACGCCTATACGTTCATTGTGAACTGCACTGCGGCTTCCGGAACCTCTCCGACTTTGGATATCGTTTATCAGACATCCATTGATGGCGGAACCACATTCGTCAACATCCCATGGCGGCATACGCAAATCACGGCTGCCGGGGTCAACTTCCTGACCGTGCGGCTGGGACTTGGAATTGGAGAAGTTGGCGCAGAGGGAGCGGCAGCTTCTACGGGTGGAACTTTGGTAAAGCCTGTTGTCGTAGACCCCGCCAACATGCGTCTAGCCTATACGGTTGGGGCCACAACTCCGTCATTCACTTTCAGCGTGACGGCTTTCTTCCTCCCGAAAGGCTCACAGACCGCATGGTAATTGCATGAGCTTGATCCTTGACGTACCTAGCAGCGTGGAGTTTGACAAGGCGGTAGCAGCCTCCAAGTCAAACTCCAAGCTCTCACCCATGGCGCGTTACCTCAATGACCGCTGGGGTTATAAGAGGGATCACCAGCGGGCCATCTTCGCGGATGCTGAAGGAAAGAAACAAGCGGCGTTTGCTTCTGACAATGGCAGGGACAGAACCAATGCGGACGCCGGTATCGGGATGCCGTTGCACTCAAGCATATTCATTGAACGTCTAACCAAGCTCAATCCTTCACTCTGGTTTGAGCGGGCCAATGCGGACAAAGAAAAAATCGGGATTTACTTGCAGGTTCCCATATCCATGATCCATCCGGAAGGGCTGCAATATCTGTTCGCCTTTCATGATGGAATCATGCCGGAATTTGTTTTGCTGCGTAAGCCGGGGCAAGATGGCGAAGGAGTGGGGATTCTCCGGCAGGGCTGGCGCACGATCCTTGCCCGTTTGATACGCCTGCGCATGGTGTCATTGCCATCAGTGGAAGTTATGTTCGGGCAACCGAGCTGCCAATCCGCGCATTGGGCGGTACTTACCGGGAAGCGGAGCGCAGCATGAAGCCTTTAGAAAATCAGAAGATAAAAATCAAGGAGCAGGAAACAATGGCTGAACAGCCGCAAGGGATCGTATTCACCCCGGAAATGCTGGAAAACCTTATCGCCACGGTAATGCAGAAAGCCAACGAGCAGACGCTTGAGGCCGTGCGCGAGATGAAAAAACCTTCAGCGCGTGAACAAGAAAAGCTGGATAAGGAAATTGAGCAGGAGAATAAGCGCCGGGTTGCGCGGGCCAAGGAAGCGGTACAAGATGAACGTGCGCGGCGTACCAGCCAGTTCTATTGCTCCCATGTGAAGACCGCTGAAGGAGTTCTGCAAAGAGATCATGCGTTCCGTGGGCAAGTGAGCAATGACAATTGCTGCCGCGCTGTATGCATTCGCTGCACAAAGGTTTTTTCGCCATTCAAGGTTACACAGGAAAACATGAAATCAGGTATGCACCTGGAAAACCTGAAAACGCTTACAGCGGAATCTCTCTGGACAGCTCACATTCAATCATTCCCCGAATGCAAAGACTGTGCGAGTGGCGGCTGTGCTGTACGCGACCTGCGGGAATTCAAACGCGGAAAGATGGACGAATTGCCGACCATTCTTCCGGATGGAAAAGTTTTGGCGGAACAACTGAGCGCTTAATTGCTTAATGAGAACTTCAATCAGAAACCGGGGCCAAAGCAACCAATTGGCCCCAGACAATCAGGCCAGACGGTCACGAACCCCCGCGCTCAATTAGCCATCGCTCTAGCCAATGCTTCAAGTGCTTCATCGAATCTTTCATCCGGCCCCCTCGCGCAAGCTCTCGCTGCAAGAAAAAATAAAAAGAAGAAGGGAACTTAATGGCCACTCCCACGAAGCAGATTTCAACATCTGTAGGATTTCAGAACGGACAGGGAACATTGGTAGCAAATGGATTGCTTTCCTTGCAGTTGGAGTTTGCTTCAGAAGTTATAGCCACAGGCGGACAGGTTACAACGCAACCGCTTCTTTTCCCGCTGGATTCAAATGCCAAAATCACGACCACGGCCATTTGGTTCAGTGATGAGCTTTCCAGCTCTCCGCGATACCGGGCAATCCTGTACGGATCAAATCTTTCAACCATTGTGCAGGATTATGGTTATTGGTCAATTGTGGGAGCCTCCGCCGATCTAAGCACAATAGTTACTACTTCGGCGGGAGCATTGCCGGGAGTCGTTCTCCTGAATCCAGTATTAACTCAGACTGTAGCGCAGCCCAATGGAACATCGCTGACTGTTTCAGGATTGACCAAACTTATCAAAGGGACATCCACATCTCCCTACATCATGCAGATTGTGGATGCTGGTGGACTTAACAGCCAGATCATCACATTCAATATTGAGCAGGAGATAAACCCAACTTCAGCGGTAGGGTATCTAAACTTTATATTTGCCGGAGAGATGTTCACTCCGACAAGTAATTCCCAGACATTCACAGGATCACAGCAAACAATCTACGGATCATTCTCGCACTTTGGCAGCGGAGCGCTTACGGCTGGATATGGCGGAGATTTCGAGGCATTCAATTCCGGACCCGCTGCCGCTGGATTGATAGCTGGATGCACCGCCACGGCCAATAATGGAGGAGTTGCGGCTGGCAATCCTGTCCAGACTCCGACTAATAATGGAACTGCTACAAACCTCCGTGCATTCGATGGTATATGTAAGAACCTTTCATCCGGAACCGTAACTAATGCCGCCGCGTTCTATGCTGAAGCTGCAATTAAACCTGGCGGAGGAACGATTACAAATGCATGGGGATTACTTGTAGCAGATCAGACCGTAGCGACAAATAATTGGGCAATTCAAACGGGAATTGGAAAAGTCCAGTTTGGTGACAACGTTATCTGTTCAAGCACAGCTAATTTCAATGGACTGATCGGGCAGACTGGCGGAACGTCCGCGGCTGCTGGGATGTTTCTTCAGGCTTCACCATCTACGGGATTGTCAGGCACAACTCAAATTGGCGTGAGAATAGCTACGACAACCGGGAGTGACGCGACGGCAGAAGGATCTGGATTTTGGGTGCGCTGCGATACGCCGAACGTTGCATTCACTCAGGCGCTTAATACCGGGATTCATGTATTCACCCCCACGAAGGGCGCAGCTTCTACCATCACAGAATGGAATGGCGTTCGCATTGAGGCTGGGCCAACCGCAGGAAGCACTTTTGCAATTAAAACAGTTGGAACTGATCCCCTATCGCTCGGCGGAAAAGTTACAACTTACAATGCAATATCCACCGAAGGGCAAGGGCTGAGTACAGTACGTAAAGTCACATCCCAAAAGGCAGAATCAGCAGCGGATACAAACGTTCTAACTTTCACCCCGGATGCTACGGTGGGCAGTTATCGAGTACGCTTCACGATGGCTGTATCTGCGCAAAATACTGCTACTTTGGGATGGACAGCAACATGGAAGGATGCTAATGGATCAGCGCAAGCGCCGACCAATCTTTCGTTATTCACCAGTGGAACCGCTGCCCCTGCATTGACAGTGACAGCGTCCACAAATGGAAACTATTATGGCTCAATCGACATTGATACCGATAATAGCGCCACTGCCATTGTCGTAAAGCTGACTTTCACTGGCACTTCCTTTGCGGCCAAGGTCACGGTCACTGTCGAGAGAATTGCTTAAGGTGGGCATTTGCAGGCGATCCCGAAAGCGGAGAGGACGGTTAAAAGTCTGGGGGTTGGGACATTGCAGAACCATGTCAATGCAGGCTCCCGCGTCTCCGGTGCTGAAAGAGCTGCAAACAACGCAGGCACAGGGGCCACAGCAGACCACGGTATTAGGCAGCGGCCAAGTGCAGACAACGCCTCCATTGTTTTGGGCGCGAAGCGGTAACGAAAGCGCCAGTAAGAGCAGAGCGAATGTGAGTTTCATATCGGGAATTAGAATCTAAGAATTTTCTTATTATGTCAAACGTCAACAAGCGCCAATGGGCAGAGCGAGTAAAGATGTTCCTGATAGGCAAGCTGGCGGGAAAATCAGAAGTTGTAATGAATCATGTATGCCCAGAAAAAGTGCGCGAAGTCATAAAAGAGATTGAAGTTATACGGGAAGTGCCGCAAGATAAAATCGTCTGGGTAAGGAGACGGAGAAGATGAGCAAAGACCCAAGAAAGATTGTTCTTTTCAATGGGACAGCAACGGCCAGCGGAGTCGGCAGCGAGATTCCAATTCCTTGCGGGTATGAGGGGTGCATTGTATTGCTCAATGTTACGGCTGCTTCTGGAACGTCTCCGACCCTTGATGTGAAGATTCAGGACGTTCTATATGCCGCCGCATCTACAGATTTGGTCAACTCCTGTCCAACCGGAACAAAGTTCTATGATGATTTTATTGCGTTTAATCAAGCCACAAATACCGGGAGCTGGGTTGCTCGCGTTAATCCATCAGCATTCACGGCGGCTGGTGCTGTTGCCACGGTTTCTCTGGCGTTGCAAGATGGCACAATGAGCGCAGGTACGGGCAAGGTTGGTCACCTCGGATGCACATGGCGTGTAAAGTATGTGATTACCGCTACAACTCCGAGCTTCACGTTTTCGGTTGTGGCACATTTGACTCAGTAGGAGAACGGCCTTGGCTATTGCGACAAATGCGACGATGGTTCAGCCCAGCACCGATGGATCTTCACGCTTCCAATGGGTCAAAGCGCAGACGTTGACATCGAGTGACCAGACAGTAGGCCTTGTTGGGTTTGCAGCGGTTTCTCAGGCGGTGATATATGCCAAGTCTTCATCCGTTAGTGGTACAAGTCCGACCATGGATATTTACGTGCAGCGTCTTTTGCCGGATACGACTACATGGCACGATATAGCCCACTTCACGCAATTCACAGGAAATGCAAATCGGGTAATGAGCATGGTGACAGGAGGAAACAAAGAAGAAGCACAGCAGGCTGGATCACTCGCGGCGGCAACCATAAACTCTGTCGCATTTGGCAGCACATGGCGGCTCTCGGTTGTGATCGGCGGAACAACTCCATCCTTCGTGCTGGACGTTTATGTGGAGACTCAGTAAATGCCGAAAAAGGTAATAGCCATTGGCGGCGGAGGAAGCGGATCGGTTACGGCGACCGCAGGAGCGCTTACATCCAATTCTGTAGTGCTTGGGGCAGGAACCACAGATACAAAAGTAGCGGCAGGATTTACCACGGATGGCAGCAAGGAGCTTGATATTGGCGCGGTGGGAGTGGGCAGCGGAGTTTTAGGACTGAAAGGAACCACAAGCGGAACAGCGACACTCACAGGCCCAGCGGCGGCGGGAACAACGCAGAATCCAATAGTATCCAGCAATGCAATTAGCGTTCCAGTCGATACCATTCGTAGCCTGATGTTGGGAACTGGTACGAATCAGGGATTTTCTATTGCTACCACTGCTGGAGGAAATGTAGCAATATTTAAAACTCAAGATGGCGGCCAATTCGCAAATTTAAGTGTTGGAACGATTAGAGAATCATCAGGGCCACTTTCTATTCTGTATCCAAGCGCTGGAATTTTTGCCAATCTTGGCTCTCTGCAATCTCTCAATTGGGGATCTACGAATGCTTTTAACGCCACAGCTGATTCCAACCTGTCGCGTATTGCGGCGAACTATATTGGCATAGGGAGTGGGGCACAGGGAAGCACTGCTGGATTTATAAAAACATCTCAAACGCTTCAGGTAACAGCTAACTTCACTACTACATCGGCCACGCTTGTGGCAGTTACAGGGCTAACATTTACATGCCCTGCTTCTGTTGCATCAAAATGGAGCTTCCATTGTCATCTGCTCTATTCTCAAGATACGGCAGCAGCGGCAAACATTTTCGGAATCATTACTGCCCAGACTGCACCAACTCAATTGCAGACTTGGGGTAAGGTCAATACAAATAATACTGGAGCATGTGTGATGAATAATGCGATCATTACCACAGCTACTTCCACAACAGTTATAACGGCGACTCCTTCCGCTTTTGGCGTTATAGGCACTAATGCGGACATGTTTCAGGCGGAAATATTTGGAACAGTTGAAGCTCCAAGTAATGCCTCTCCAACGCAGTTTTCAATTGCTATAGCTACAGGTAGCGCTTCAGACGCACTTACAATCTATCGCGGAAGTTCGATGTGGGTTTATTAGGATAAAAATCATGCCAATTTCTATACCAGCATCGGCAATAGAGGCTTTACAGAGAAATGGAGTAACTATTGAAACGCGAGATTCGTGCGCTCTCGTGGGCATCAATATGAACTTCCCCGGCAATACTGTAACTTTCACATTCGCCTATGGAAGCCCTGCAACCAATTCTTTTGTTCAGAGCGTAAACCCTGGGCCACAAACTGCAGTCACTTCCGTTACAGTCAACACCGCGAATGGATCTTGGACAGCCAGCACAGGGCAGAGTGGAACATTGACTGGGCCACAGCTTACGACTTTGAATACAAACCAGAGAACATTGAGAAATTCAGCAGAAACGGTAGCTAACGCTCTTGGAGTAATAGGCGGATCAGTGACAGCTTGGACATAGAATGGCAGCCCCAACATATACCCCGAATGACGCCATCAATCTGGCTACGGCGCTAAATCACAAAGCGCCATCACAGACCATGCAGATTTACGCCTGCGATTTGATGTACTCGCGCATCTGGACAAAGTTCCCATGGAACTGGACAAAGCAAGCGCTCACGGATATCACGCTGGTAGATGGGACGCAAGATTATTCCTTGGGCGGATCAGACCTGACAAGCTTCTATCGATTTGTGAATATTGAAATCAAAGACACATCGCAGACGCCAACGCCGCGCCGCTTTCTCACGCAGAAAAATCATTTGAGCGTAGAGACTGTGACCAAGGGCGGACTCGATTCGATCAGGTTCTATTCGTGGGAATCCACCATCAACAAAATCAGGCTGGATTATGCCGCCGCCGTCCCTTCCGCGACTGTGCTCAAGCTGGAAGGTGAATTTCAGATCATGCCGACCAAAATAACGGTCAGCAATCTTGGAACCGCGCTGGTACTTCCGGATCATTACTTCAATGTGTTTCTTGAAGGAGTGCGCTGGAAATTCTATGAACTGACTGACGATTCACGCGCTGGGGTAGTGCAGGTCGTACAAGGAAGGCAGGTCTATACAGGGCAGCTCGCGGTGTTCATGGATGCCTTTACTGATATGACCAAAGCAGAAGACTTCAGCGATGGCGAGGATACAGTTTATCCGGCAGGCGGAACATTGGGCCAAGGAAAGGATGTTTTCTGGCCGAGGGTATTTGGCTGATGGGAGCAAAACGAGAATTACTCGACACAGCTTTACCCTATAAGAGCTATGCGGACATTACCTCCGATGCTCCTAATATGGTTCTTGGATCGCAGAACATCCTCACTACTGCCCAGCAGATCATGGAGAAAATGCCGGGATTCTCTGATGCTGTAGAGGCCACGCCAACAACTTTTACTGGAGCCGTACGTAATTTTTGGTGGGCACTATGGGGCGGAGCAAGATTTCTCAATATTGTCTGCGATATTTCGGGTGGATTCGCCAAAGTTTACAAATATGAAGCCGGAGTGGATACCAGTTTTGTTATCATATTCACTTCGTCAACTCCCATTCCATTTGATTTTGTTGTCTCCAATAACACGCTCTACATGGGCAACAAAACGGAGATGAGGAAGTATTCCGGCACGGGTAGCACTACGCAGAAATGGGGTATCACAAGGCCCGCCGCGCTTGTATCAGTCGGCACAACCGGAACAGGAATCACGTCCTATGTCGGATGGTATTACCGTGTGACATATGGCAATTCGGTAACTGGACATGAATCCTCCGCATCCGATCTATCCCCCTGTACCGGGATTGTCAGCAATAAGACTGTGACGTTGCCGTTAGTGGCTTCTTCCGATGGCCAAGTCGATCAGATTCACGTTTACCGCACGACGGACGGCGGCTCAACCGATCCCACATTGATGCAGGAGATTACCGGGAGTCCATTTGCCAACACGACCACGACCCAAAACGATACAACCACCGATGTCAATCTCTCCATCAACACGGCCCCAAGCACAACCTCAAATGATCCCCCAACACCAGGAGTCAACATCATTGCCTATAACGGAAGAATCTTCCTGTCCGCAGACGCCACGACGTACTTCTCAGGAGATGAAGAACTCCCGGCGCGTGGGGTTCCGGAAGAATGCTGGCCATCGGGACTTGACGGCAACAATCACTCGTGGCCGCTTGAGGTAACCAGCCAGCGGCCTATGGCAAATGGCGTTGCCGTGTTCACTCGCGGGAAGATGCATCAGATTCAGGGAACGCAGCGCGACAATTTCATTTATGGTGGGTTGCTGGACAGGCGCGGAGCAATCAGCCATCAAGCAACGGCGGCGCTCGGTAATTCAGTGGCTTGGTTGGATACGTCCTCACAGATTTTTCTTGACGGGCAGGAAGTGGGATTCGACATCCGGAATGACATCAAAGCAATCGATCATTCGCAGGCTTACATGGCCATTCACATTCAGGGTCGCTTCCATTGGATTTGTCTGCTTGATGGAGCCAACGGAAAACTCTATATTTACGACATGGATACTCAGTTCTGGATGCCCCCCAAGGTGCTTCCTGCCGCCGCTTCCGCGCTCAGTTCCGGGGAAAGCGCATCCTCAACTGTTTCATTGACATGCGCTCTGGGAAAGACGAAACTGTACAAAATGAATTCCACGGCTTACAACGATGGGGGAGCAACCTACTCCCCCGTCGCTGTTATCAATTTGCTGCGCATAGGAGAGCCTGATAGTAAGTATTATGGAACGGCAATTGAAACAGATTCGCACATTGCGCAGAACGTCTATTTCCTGCCGGATGAAGACCCGACCACTGGCAGCCCGACATGGCAGGAGATTACGGATTCAGCAAAGACCGCGCCACAGGATTTGAATGTGGTCGGGCGCAGAACTCAGGGAACAAATCTTGTAAAGAAGGTTTATCTCGCAGAATCAGAGCCTTATGCTGAACGGGTGGCGACAAAGATTGTCTGGCCCACTGCCGATAATAATTTCGTGTGCTACACGATCATTGTCAATCCTCCAATGAAGGAGGAAAAACTTGTCAGCAAATGATGTGATTCAGCAGAATCAGATTTATGCATTGAATGGCATGTCCGCAATGCAGCAACAGAGCCAGCCTAACCTGCCCGCGAGAATTGCGCGTATTGAGAGCGTGACGCCTTACAGATTGGGCGGAGGGATGTTTGCGCCCTCAGATTTCTCCCCATTGGATTCAGGGGGGCTGATCGATGGCAAGTTGAATCTAGCAACATCAAGCAGCATTAGCTTCATGGGTTCAATGGCCCCAGCCGTGGTGGATGGTGTTTTTTCAGTCGGCTCCGCAACCGATTCGACAGCGACAATTTATTATGATGGAACCAATAGCAGCCGCGTCTTCTTGCTCCGCCGTGCCGATCAAACAGTAAGCGTGATTCCGCCGAACAATATTTCTCTATCCGGATTGACTTCAAGCGCAGTTTATACGGCATATGCTTACTGGACTCCATTCAATGAATGCGGATTAGGGTGGGCATCCGGACTTGCCGGAACTCCACTTATTGCATTCACGGCGGCGGCAACGGCAACCCAGATTAAGCAGGCGGTAGCGCAGCAACACTTCGCAGGCCGTGAAGAAATAGGGTCAATTCAATGGACTCAGCCAGCGCCAGCCGGATCGACAAGCCCCGGCCCACCAACCAATCCACCTAACCCAGACCCTGGAAGTTGTGTCATGATTGGCACTACTTTAAAGCCGCTGGGAAGTGAGCCAATCGACACACAAAATTATCGCTGGGAAGATTGGGTAAGAATTGAGACTGAGCCGGGAGGGTGTTTTGTGCGTGGACTGAATTGCACCCCGGATCATCCGCTATATGATGCCGAAAAAGGCAAAGTCAGAGCCGATTCATTTGTCGGTAAAAACCGATGGATCATGACGGACAATGGAGAGGAAAAAGTTATCAGAACGGCTCAATTCATAAAGGGCTGCACAAAGGTACAGGCGCATATGAAGCGCGGGCATCTGTTCTTTGCTAATGGATTCTTGAGTCACAATTTCAAACTTGAAGCGGGAGCCGTCAGTTGAGAGAACCTATTCGCGTGGAAAAAATGAAGGCGGATGATCTGCCGGAAATGTCTGATTGGATGAGTAAGCTATCCCATAGGAATAACATTGATACGGCCATCTTCAATTATCCTGCAACAGATGTACTGAAAGCCAGCAACGGAAAAGGCATTATGTATATGCCACGGCAGCGCTGCACTTTTTTAGAGGCTCTGGCGATCAATCCGGAAGCATCTCCGCAGGAATGCGCTTTAGCATTCAGGGCACTCTTGCAGGTTGCGGAATATGAAGCGCGAGTGCGCGGTGAGGGTGAATTATATTTTCTGTGCTCCGATGCGCAGACAAAAGAGTTTGCGCGGCATCATGGTTGCATTCCTGTGACGCCTGCTGAAAAAGAAACGGACATGCAATTGTTTGAAAGGAAGTTATAAATGGGCAAAGGAACAGGAGTAGCGCAAGCCCAACTCGATGAGCAAAACAAGCTCCAGCAACAAGCCATTGACCAGCAAAAGCAAATCAGGGATCAGATCATGGCTACGACCTCCCAATATACAACCGGGGCGGGGCAGGGTTTCGATCCGCAGCAATTGGCGCTCATGCAGAGCCAGTTTCTGAATCAGAACTCGCAGAACTTCAATCAGGCTGGTTCAAGTGTACTGTCTTCCCTTCGTGCGCGTGGCGTAGCTGGCGGAGATTCACCGGGCGGGGGAGATTTGACCAGAGGACTTGAAGCCTTGCAGGGTGCGCGGGCATCAAGCCAATCGCAGGGTATTCTAGGAACCAACATTGCCGATCTTCAGCAAGCGCTCACGAACAAATTCAATGCTCTGTCAGTTCAAGCGGGCCAATCTGCACAGCTCGGTAGCAATGTCCAAACATTCGGGCAGGGAGCCAATAATTCACTCGATCAGTACATCAAGGCAGCCAATACGCCGGGATTCTTGCAAAGCCTTGCTACCAGCTTCGCGGGCGGAGTTGGAAAAGGATTAGGGGATATGGCAACTGGAGGACTTTCAAACATGTTCAGCCATTATGGCTTGAATTTGGGGAAAAAGGATAGCTAAATGGATAATGATTATTGCTGGGAACACGATCTTCCCGCTAAATACTGCATGGATTATGTCCATGTACTTTATGGCGCTGACTCTATGCTTTCAATGCTGGAAAAGATGGAAAAAGAAAAAACCGAAGACCATAAATGAGCACAATAGCCAGCCTATTAGCGGCAATGCAGGGTAATTCCGGAGGTTATCAGCCGGGATATAGCCCAACTGCGCCTGCTCCTGACACTGTGCCGGGTCAATCAGCGCCTAATGTGCCAACTCCCAGCGCTCCGCAGGCCGTTCCTGCTCCTGTTTCGTCTCCGGCATCGATTGCCCCTCAAGTACCGCCGCAAGCGCCACAGCAGCCCCAGATGCCACAGCAACAGGCATTCCAGCAACCACCTCCACCGGGGCCACAGGGCAGCGGGATCAAGGGATATCTCGCCAGTATGCTCTATGGCATGGGAGAGGCAGGTAAAAAGCATATTGGGCTGCCAACTGATTACGAAATTCAGCAAAATCAGATGAATATGCAGATGAAACAGCAGCAAGCCAGCGCTGATTTGTTTGCAAAGCAGTCAGAAGCGCTTTATCGGCAGAATATGACCGCACAGAATGCGGCTGGGCCGATTACCGATCCGCAGGAAGCAAAGATGCTGGGCGTAGACATCGGAACCATGCTTTCCCCGGTTCAAAAGTTCGCTATATTGAAGCAAAACAGCATCAATCAGGGATTGCAGAGCAGAGGATTACAGGCTGCGCAGGTTCAGGCATTGGCCCGCATGAGCCAAACTAGCATGAAAGCGGCATATATGCCGGATGGAACCTTGGGAGTCGGGCTGTATGACAAAGCGGGTAATTTCCGGGGGTATGCGGACAATGCAGTCGTGCCCGCCGCCTATCTAGAGAAGATTCGCCATGGGCAAGAATTCAAAGTTGATGCCGATGGAACCTTGCAGGCCATTCCTACAACTTCCACCAGTGCGCCCATGGTTCCAGCTCCGCCGAATCCCAATAGCAATAAGCTGATCTCTCCGCCGCAGTCCAATACTCCGCCTAAACCCTCGGGAAACATCCTGAAACCGCCAACGCTACCCGGCCAGCAACCCGCCGCTCCGGGCATAAATGCAAAACCCGTGATGGTAAATGGGCAGCCGTTTCAGAGTGCAACGGCCAATGATACGGTCTATGCCTTCGATAAGCAGAGCGGCCAAACGATTGCGACAACGCGGCAGGATGCTGGCGCGAAAGGTTTACAGATTACGGCGAATAAAGTAAGCCCGGTTCAGGTGCGAAAAGATGAATCACTCTCGAATCGTCTCGCGGATGTGCAACGCAAGGTCGGAGACTATGCCTCCACATTCGATGGCCCAGAATTGGACGATCAAGATAAGCTGGCAATCTCATATCTCGCGGATCACAACATTGGAGCTGGACTAAGCGCTCACGGATTGAGTTTGAATGTGTTGCCGGGATATGTCCAATCACAATTGAAGGCTCAGGGGATGCAAGGGCTTTCTCCGGAAGGAATGAAACGCTACATTCTGTTCAATCAGGCGCGTGAATCCCTGAGTGGATACCAGCAGATTTTGACAAACTCATCCCGTGCATCAGACAAGATTCTTGAATTGCAGTTAGAGCAGTTGCCTCCGCCGATAGCGCCGAAAGACTTTGCGAATATGACAACGGAAGAATTTCAGAAGAATATTGATCTGGCAGGACAGCACATTCCCATGTTCCCTGGATCGGCAGAGACTCAACAGGGAATCAAGGCACAGCAGCAATTGAACCGCAAAAACAATGCCTATATCCAGTCGAAAACAGGCGGAGACATGATCCAAGTGCAAATCCCCGGACAGGCACCGGGGCAGATTCACAAGAGCCAATGGAACAATTTCAAAGCAAAGTATCCAAACGCGACTCAGGTTAAATGATGGCTCAAGAAGATCCATATTCGGCGTATCGAGCACCAGCGCAGCAAGCGCCAGCGGCTAATCCGTATGGTGCGTATCAGACTGCCGCTCCGCCACAGTCCCAGCCTTCGGGAAACTTCATGGATGATTTTCTTGGTAAAAATTCAAATGATTTGCTGCCTGCGGATGCACCGGGGGCCGCATTCTTCAACCGTCTGGGAAGAACGGCCAAGGGAATTGTTTCTACAATTGCCACGCCTCCGGAATCGGCAGGTGATTATGCCTCCTTCCTCGCTGGCCCCGGAGGTTTGGTAATGAAGCGCTTAGCCTCCGGACAGATTGATGCAGAGAAGCAATTGGCTCCGCAATTAGTGGATCAGGCCAAAGGAGCCATTGCTTCACACGAAACGCAACCATCGGATTCGATCATGCAGCAGATATTTAAGCGGGGTCCATCGCTCGAAGATGCGAGAGTGGCGACTACCGGGCTTTCGATGCTCAATCCTTTTGCTTCAGCTTCCGTTGCGAATGTTAATAGCCTCCAAGATCTGGGAAAATCAAATCAGGCATTACAGGAAGGAATTGCGGATATACTGCCTCTTGCGGCAAGCCTGAAAGGAAGATTTTCGAGCATGAATAAACCTAATGTCCTACAAATGAAGCCTCAGGCTCCTTCAGTATGGAATGGCCCGACTCCTCCTGGTTATCCAGAAGCGCCAGCATTAAGTGCAACTCCGATTGCTGATGCGCTTGCCGAGAAAGGCGTTACGCAGCCACAGACATCTAATAGCTATCAAGTTATCCCGCGCCCTGATGATGGAGGAGCGCCGTTAAATTTCCAAAAGAATGGGCAGCCGGGAGGATTTAAAACTGTAGATTTGCATTTGAATGGTGAAAAGGTTGGAGCTGCCGATGTCGGCGGCAATGCTTATGCTCCGGGTGGCGAAGGCGGGATGGAAGTAAAAAACATCAAGATAGACGATCCTTCATTGCAGGGGCAGGGACATGGCAAGATGTTCTACGAGCAATTGGCACAACATGCAAAAGACCAAGGCGCTACTCATATGATGTCGGATGTTTCGAGAAAACCTGGAGCAGAAGGGGCATGGCAGGGATTAGCAGAAAAATATCCGGACAAAGTTAAGTTCTCTCCCGATACGGGCCGTTACCATTGGGACTTGAGAGATTCCCAATCGCAGACATTGAGCGGTACTCCCATTGAAGATGCGATAACAAATAATACTCCACGCCATGTCAGTCCAGGGCCAGCACAGTTTAAGAGATGGTTAGCGCAGAAGGCAGCGCAACAAGGAAGTAAATGAATCATGCAGTAGATTTCGCAATGCGATGGGGCCATTTGCCCATAATCGGGCTGATCGTAGCTCACATGCACGGCGTAAGGTTCAGATTGAATATCTGGCGCAATGGTGGGGCTGTTCCGCGCATCCGATGGTCGGTTTACATCGAAAGAAAAGAATCTAAGTAAGGCGCTCTCAGGGTATACGGAGAAGGTAGACCGCGAGGGCGGAACGTCGGGGGAGTAACGGAAGGGACGGTGTATGAATGGATTTCTTGTTGAGTTATCTAAGGCAGTCTTGGGGATCTGCGTTCCTCTGGCTTACTATTTTGGGCACAGCTGGGTACGCGATCACTTCGCCGCTAAGAGAGAAGCACGAGCAGAAAAAGCTCGCCTGGAAGAAGAGAGTACAGGATTCCATCGCCGCATCAGCCTCAAGCCCAACGGATCAACCCATAACTCCGTACACAGTAAAGACCTCGACAGCGACTTGGATAATCCTGGTACTGATACTCATCCTTCCCGCCATCGGGTACGGGGTGGGAATTCATCTTCAGAGTAAGCGCGATGCCAAAGAAATTGCTGAACGTTTCGCAAAGTACGATGCCGCATATGCATCATGGCAAAGAACCTGGATTGCTTGGCAAATAAAACACCCACAGGAGAACTCCAATGCCGGACGACCCGAAACCAGACGACGGATTCCCGCCGCCGCCTCCACCCCCGCCTCCACCGGGGCCACCGCCTCAGAATCCAGCGCCATCAGGCGGATCGCCCTCAACCGCTGAACAACCAAACGAAGATCCAGAGTAGGAACACAAAGGGCCGCTAACAGATTTGGGATTCATCCTGTCCCTTCTGCGCGGCCCATTTGCTGCTCAGTCAACCACCGTCACGAACGATCAAAAAGGTCTTGCGCCAGCATCGCCATTAAGCTGGACTCCGTACTCTTCTGTTTGGCGGATCGTCTCACAGGTCATGCATAGACCGTCATAGGAGTGTTTCAGGCAGATGTTGTCTCCGCACTTGCATTCGGCATCGGCGCGGCGCTCGCAGGTCACGCAAACGGGCAGGCTGTAGGTTATTACGGCGCTCATGCGAATACCTCCTTGATTAAGGCGATTGCGAATATTACGGCGATTATCACCAGCACCAAGGCCACACCGCCCCAGAATGGAGCAGTAACCCACCACCATGACCAGTGAATGACGCCGCAGAGCTTGAGCACCACGAAGGCGACTCCGAGCAGGCCCAAAAGTCCGATCCCACTACTGCTAGAACTTGAATTTCCGCTCATTTGTCACTTCCTTTCGATTCCGCCCGGTAAGGCTCCATGTTTTTGTTGTAGGCTTCCCTAATTCCCGGCTCATCTTCCGGAGTAACAGCCGATGCGACGCGCTGCCGGATGTCGGACTGGAGAGCATCGGCGGGGCCACATTCAACACACTTGCAGCCCATGAACTGGCTAACTGACCCCCTGCCATGTCCCTCAAAAGGCATCGTGCCACGTAGCTCCTGAGACATGCGGCCTACCTTCTGGAGTGCCTTGCGGCGGTCATAGGCGTCCTTTACAGCCCACTTGACGGCTCCGGCAAGGGTTAGACCGCCTAAATCGTCCTGAAGCCACCCAAGGCGCTTTCTATCGCTTGTATCGAACCTGATAGGGGCTACTCCGCTTGTCGCCCGCCGTGCCCGCTTCTTCTTTGCTGTTTTCTTCATGTCCGCAGCATACACAAGCAGAAATGTGTTGTCAATAGAGATTATTTGTGGTAACTTGTCGCACATGGACAAACAAGAAGGTCTATTCGATCAAGCCAGAGCGCGGAGCACCGATCCAGTTCATAGCCATGAAGCGGCGGCAAGCGTGGTCAATTTGGGGAGAACCAGAGAGGCGATATTGGCGCTCTTGCGTAATATGTATCCGATGACAGATGAGCGATTGGCGGATCAGTACATGAAAGCGCAGTGGGCATATGGAGAGCAGGCATATCCCAGAGTTTCGGCATCCGGTCTGCGTTCGCGGCGATCCGAGCTAGTAAAAATGGGCTTTGTAGAGGCAGCGGGAACAGGGAAGACGGCGAGTGGCAGAGCATGTACCATCTGGAGAATAAAAAAGTGATGAAGGACACGCACAAGCCGTGCCCGTACTGGAGGATTGAAAAATGATAAAGACCATTGATTCAGAAGTTGCGCCAAAGAGTGCAATAGCATATGCGCTGGCTCAGGCCATTCTCGCATTAGGCAAAAACGACTTGCGGCGGGTCCGCGATAATATCAAGCGCGTCCAAAAGTTGCTTGAAGAATACGAAGAATTGAGGAAGCCGAATGATGAAAGATACAAACCGTCCGTGCCCGTACTGCGGTAAGCCCTTCGAGGAAGTTAGAGTAGGCCCATGCGCAAATGCAAGCGGCGGGCGGGGAGAATCGCGGCGATACCCACTAGAAATACACAAAAGAGTATGTCCCAAGAGGCCAAAATGAGGATGATTGACCTATGCGCTGGGCGTCTGGGATGGGCGAAGGCGTTCCATGCACGAGGGTGGAAGGTAACGGCGGTCGATCTGGTTCGGCCTCCAGAAGTGCCAGAGGGCATAGACTTCTATCAGACAGACATTATGACTCTTAACTGGCGCTGGGTAATGGCAAACTTCGACTTTGGCTGTGCATCGACTCCATGTGAGAATTTCTCTCTGTTCACGATGAGCATGTTTCATCCCGATCCGCCGTATCCAGAGATGGGAATACAGCTTTTCATGAAGGCGCAGGACTTGTTTCGCGGCATCCCGCACGTGATGGAAAATGTTCGCGGAGCTGAGCAGTTCATGGGGATAGCGGTAGATCACTGCGGGCCGTTCTATTTGTGGGGTAATTCTGTACCGCCGATTCTTCCACAGGGAATCAAGAAGGGGATAAAACTAGCTGGCAGTGGGTTCAGAAGCATTTCCGCAGAAGATCGTAAGCGGATAAGGAAATCAGATCCCATGATGTCCACCGGAAGCAAATCAAAAGCCAGGAAAGAGCACACGGCAAATGCGGCAATGATCCCGCCAGAATTGGCAAATTGTGTAGCAGAGTATGCTGAGAGAATTATTGAGCAGAAAAAATCAGTAGCTGGGTGAGGGGGCGGGAAAGGGAGACTATGAGCCAGTACCAGGAGTTTTTGCGGTCTAAGCTGATTTCATCGGTTGCCAGAGGTATTGAGCCGAAAGACGCTAACCCTATCCTGTTCGATTTTCAGCGGGATATTGTGAAATGGGCACTTCGGCGTGGCCGCGCGGCGATATTCGCGGATTGTGGCCTTGGCAAGAGCTTTATGCAGTTGGAATGGGCCAAACAGATACCGGGAAAGACCATCATATTGGCTCCGCTGGCGGTAGCTCCCCAGACCGTGCGCGAAGGCCAGAAATTGAGCATCCATGTTGTCTATGCCCGCAAGCAATCGGCCACAGTTGAAAGCTGCATTACCAATTACGAAATGTTGGAACACTTCCGGCCAGAGGACTATGACGGGGTAATTCTCGATGAATCCAGTATCATCAAGCACTTTGAAGGAAAGCTGCGCAATCAGATCATCGAGCAATTCAAGGATACCCATTTTAAACTGGCATGTACCGCGACTCCGGCCCCAAATGATTTCATGGAATTAGGCAATCACTCTGAATTCTTGGGAAATCTGACCCGCACGGAAATGTTGAGCACTTTCTTTGTGCATGACGGCGGAGATACTGCCAAGTGGCGACTCAAGGGACACGCGGAGAAGGAATTCTGGAAATGGGTATGCACATGGGCTGTGATGATCCGCAAACCTTCCGACCTGGGGTACGATGACGCGCAATTTGCTCTGCCCGCATTGCGACTCCATGAAAGGCAAGTTGAAGCGGAGACGTGTACAGACGGTTTCCTGTTTGCATTGCCAGCGGTAACACTTCAAGAGCGGCAGAGGGCCAGAGCTGTAAGCACAGAAGAAAGGGCGGCGGAAGTTGCGGCGATTGTGGCAACCAAACCGAAAGAGCAATGGCTTATTTGGTGCAATCTTAATGTTGAAAGCGATGCGGCTAAAAGCCTGATACCGGGAGCAGTTGAGGTACGTGGTTCAGATTCTACTGAGTTCAAAGAGAAATCATTGCTGGACTTCGCAGAGGGCCGTATCCGTGTACTGGTAAGCAAGCCGAGCATTGCAGGTTTCGGGATGAATTTCCAGTCCTGCCACAACGTTGCATTCCTGGGGCTGTCAGATTCATATGAGCAGTTTTATCAGGCGATCCGGAGATGCTGGAGATTCGGGCAGAAGCATCCAGTGGACTGTTACATCGTAACCAGTTCAACCGAGGGCGCAGTAGTGGCCAATATCAAGCGGAAGGAAGCGGACGCACAAAGGATGGCGGAGGAGATGGTAAACAACATGCACGAATTGAACCAGAAAGACTTGAAAGGACAGGGCAGAACTTCAGATGCATACATCCCTAGGATGGCGCAGAGCAAAGACTGGACTTATCATCTGGCGGACTCATGCGAAAAGATCAAGGATATACGATCAGATTCAATGCACTACAGCATTTTCAGCCCGCCATTTGCCAGCCTGTACACGTATTCGGCGAGTGAGCGCGATATGGGTAACTGCAAGACACATTCAGAGTTTTACGAGCACTTCAAGTTCTTGACCGGGGAGCTTCTGCGAATCACCATGCCGGGGAGGCTTCTTTCGTTCCATTGCATGAACCTGCCGACCAGCAAAGAACGGGATGGCGTGATCGGTATAACAGACTTTCGCGGGAATCTTATTCGTATGTTCACGGATGCCGGGTGGATCTATCACTCTGAAGTATGCATATGGAAAGACCCTGTAACGGCGATGCAGCGGACAAAGGCATTGGGGTTGCTGCACAAACAGATCAAGAAAGACTCGTGCATGTCGCGCCAGGGAATTGCTGATTATCTGGTTACCATGCGGAAGCCCGGAGATAACCCGGAGCGCGTAACACACACGAACGAGTCATTCCCGGTCAAGGTGTGGCAGCGGTACGCTTCTCCAGTATGGATGGACATAAACCCATCGAACACGCTGAACAAGCAGGATGCACGAGAGGACGACGACGAACGTCATATCTGCCCATTACAGCTTGACGTGATCGAACGGGCCATAAACCTGTGGACAAACCCAGGGGATCAGGTATTCTCACCGTTCGGCGGCATAGCGTCAGAGGGGTATATGGCGGTGAAGATGGGCAGGAGGTTCATGGGGATCGAGCTGAAGGAATCGTACTGGGAGGAAGGCGTCAAGAATTTGCAGGACGCAGAAAAACACATCGGCTCAGGATTGTTTCACGAAGTTACCGCGTAACGCACCGATACAAAATTAAGATACATAACCATTCAAAATATCCAGCATGAGGCTCATACGCAAAGTGTGGGCCTTGTTTTTTTCGTGTCAAATCAAACACGCGAAATGTGTGTGTAAAATTTGAGACTTGGCTAATAAAGAAC